CTCGAAACTTTTTCTATAACCTCAACAGTAGATCATCCCACATATTACCAAGGTAAAAAATATGAAGCGATTGACATTATTGAAGATTATAATTTAGACTTTCACCTCGGAAACGCGATTAAATATATTTTAAGGGCTGGTAAAAAAGACGACAAACTTAAAGATCTGAACAAAGCTATATGGTACTTACAGAGAGTCTGTCAAAATTTAGATAAGGAAAAATCATTTAATGACAAAGAAAAACAAAGATGAAGTTATATTTGATCTATCAAGAGAAGATTACGATTATAAGGGAGTTCTTTTTGCTCAAGCAGATCATTCAACTGTTTATAAAGAAATGTTGGGTTGTTTTCCTCCATTACCAGAAGACTATTGCGCTGCAATAATGGCTATAATTTGGACAGATGAAAAAGGAATTTGGCATTTTAAAATGCGCACTAAATTTCCTTCAGGAAACAAACAGGTTTTTTCTCACACTTTTGATTCAGAGGATGAAAAAAACTTAAATATCAATGAAACATATGTACTTCAATATATATATACCATTCCTATGATCAAAAAGGTATGGAAAAAAAATCCTGATGGCACGCCTAAAGGAATCGTCAAAATTTGTGAGGATTTAGACATGGTGGAATTCTCTAAAATAGAACCTATTGATTCGTAGATTTTCATATTCTTTCTACTTACCTCACTTACATATTGTCACATAATTACTTGAATTTCTTTCTTATATGTTGTATATATTTTTATAACACATCATAGAAGTTAGAGGAATTTATTCAATGGCTAGACCAAATAAAAAAATAAATTGGGAAATTATAGAGAAAATGATGGAGGCTGGATGCAATGGCCTTGAAATTGCTAATTTTTTTCGTATTGACGAGGATGTTTTCTATTTAAGATTCAAAAAGAAATATGGAAAAAGTTTTCAAGATTCTTTCGAATATTATAAATTTTTGGGTTGTTTTAAGATGATGGGATATATCTGATGCCTCGCCAAAAAAGAGAAATAAATTGGGAAATTGTAGAAAAGAGAATGGAATCAGGATGTTCGGGTATTGAAATTGCAGGTGCACTTAGAATTGATAGTGATACTTTTTATCGAAGATATAGACAACAATATAAAAAACGATTTGCCGATAATACGGCTAGTTTATACAGTGCGGGCGATGGAAATTTAAAATTCACTCAATACATGAAAGCGTTGTCTGGAAATACTAATATGCTTACTCTTTTGGGACGTGAAAGACTTGGTCAAGGTAAAGATGAAGTAAAGACATCCCCATTTGAAGATTTAATTGATTTAAGACATGAAAATATGATTCTTAGGGCTGAAATAGAAGGGATAAGGGAAAAATTAAATGGTAACCAGCCCCAAACAGAATAAGAGTTTTGCTGAGGCTACACATCGATTTAATATTTGGGTAGGTGCCGTCTCTTCAGGAAAGACATTTTCTAGCTTAGAAAGATTGATCTATGATTTAAAACATGGACCGAAGGGAGACGCTATGATTATTGGCGTCAATCGAACGTCTATACAACGTAACATTTTAACGCACTTATATAGGCAATTGGGGTTTCCATGTCCGACGGAAAAAGCACAACTAACGAAACTATATGGGAGAGATATTTGGTTTGTGGGTGCTCCCGATGTATCGGCGGTGTCAACGATCCAGGGCTCAACTTTGGCATTAGCATACGTAGACGAAGCGACGAACCTCCCAGAACCATTTTGGAAGATGCTGGAGTCGAGACTGAGAGTACCAGGAGCGAAACTACTAGCGACATGCAATCCTGAAGGGCCAGCTCATTGGCTTAAGAAAGACTATATTGATAAACCAGGATTAGACTTAGTTCATTGGAACTTTTGTTTAGAGGATAACCCTTCATTAGATGAAGCATATAAACAGCAGCTCAAGGCCTCATATTCGGGTATGTGGTACAACAGATATATACTTGGTCAATGGGCACTTGCTCACGGAGCAATTTACGATTGCTACGATCACACAAACGAGTATGAAAATCCGTTCCCTGCCCCAAATTATTATATCGTTGGGGTGGACTACGGGACTACTAATGCAACGGCCGCTGTATTATGCGCGATTACTCCAAATAAATGGCCTCAAATACGAGTGGAAGCGGAGTATTACTACGATTCAGCTAAAAAGGGTAGGTCAAAGACGGATGAAGAACTTGTACGTGATATCAAAGACTTTATTGGTTATAAAAACGTATCTGCTATCTACGTTGATCCTGCGGCTGCCTCTCTCAAAATTGCACTTAGACAAAAAGAACTTCCAGTTTTGGACGCGAATAATGACGTATTACTTGGCATTAAAATCTGCTCAAAGTTTATTGGCGGAAAAAACATAGTCATTCAAAAGGGTTGCACGATTCTTAGGGAACAACTTCAATCTTATGCTTGGGATTCTAAGGCAGCAGATAGAGGGGAAGATAAGCCAGTAAAGAAAGACGATCATATTTGCGACGCATTACGTTATGCGGTATGTTCCGCATTTCCTCAAGCAGAGTTCAGCCATCCTGATGAAAACATTAGCTATGATCAATTAAGAAGAAGAGTATTTAGCGATGACGATGGGTGGGGATCTATGCTTCATGGTGGAATGGGAGGGTTTTAAACTAAATTATTCATTATTGTGTTAACTTAAAACTTTAAATATGTTATGAATATCCCTATATCTGTGGGGTATTCTAATGGGTAGTTATGAGTCAGGTAATTATAGCCTAGGTTATATTGATCCATCGGATGTTCAATCCAAAGAGCTCAAGCAAATGATGGATTGGTTCTACCAGTCCAACTACACGACTAACTCCACTTATTGGCTACAAGGTGCCATAGATAAAAGATTCAAAGTAGGCGATCAGCAACTATACAATCAAGTATACGGTCAAAACTCCCAAAACACACAAAAGTTCTTTTTTAATTTGATACGAAGACATATCAATATGATATGCGGTTATCAGAGAAAAAATAGAAAATCTACAGTTACAATACCAGTTCTTCCCGAAGGCGATCAATTAGCTGATGACTACAATAAAGTCATGAGATGGGTCGATGATCGAGATGGCTTTCAAGAGTATCTTTCTCAAGCTTTCGAGGGTGCATGCGATACAGGCGAGACCTTATTGCACCTTTATCCAGACTACACATTTGATCCAATATCGGGTGATCTTTTTACCGATAGTGTAGCATATAATAATTATTTAATAGATCAATACACTAGGAAGCAGGATCTCAGTGACTGCAATGGGATATGGCGGAGAAGATGGACTTCAAAGGAGATGGCAAAGACTCTGCTTCCTGGTTATTCGAAAGAGATAGACAAAATGAAAGTCGGGGGAATGAAAGATGGAAGATTCCCGATGCAAGCGGAATTACAGAACGTTGCTATTAGCAATCTTTTCACCTATGATGAATTCTACTATCGTTCGACGCGGAAAGGGAAAATTATCCTCGACCCTCATTCTGGAGAAGCGACCGAATGGGAAGAAGACGAAGCCGAAGAAGAAGGAATGATGGAGCGTGTGCTATACCAACAACCTTGGCTTCAAGTTAAAGAAGTAGATATCCCAACGGTTAAGCTTGTGATAAGCTTATCAGGAAAGACTGTTTATCATGGAAAGAATTTACTAGGAATAGATGCATATCCATTCGTTCCAACACAATGCTATATAGATCAAGACATTCAAGCATATGCTTGGCGTAAACAAGGTATAATAAGAAATCTTCGAGACTCGCAATTCCTTTATAATATGCGAAAGGTTATAGAATTGCAGTTACTCCAATCGAGCCTTAATGCTGGTTGGATTTATCCTGTAGATGTTGTCTCAGATCCAAAGTGTTTTAGACAAACAAGCGGAGGCGATGGATTCTTAATTCCTTTAAAGTCAGGAAGATTACCTAATGAAATTCAAAGAATTGAGCCTGTGGCTATTCCTCAGTCTTTACTTGAGTTGTCAAATAGTTTGGCTGAAGATATTACTAAAATTTCGGGTGTAAATGAAGAACTATTGGGCGCAGCAACGGATGATAAGAGTGGAATTTTGGCCATGCTTAGACAAGGGGCTGGTCTTGTTACTTTACAAACCATATTCGATAAGTTGGACTATTCCCAAAGATTGTTTGGTAAAATCAGATTGCAAGCAATCAGAAAGAATTTTTCTAAAGGAAAAATACGTAATATCCTTGGGCACGACGCAGATCCAAGATTCTGGTCGTCTCATTCACAAAAATATGCCGTTGCAGTGGAAGAAGGTAATTATTCTACCTCACAAAGACAAACAGAATTACAGCAACTACTTCACTTTAAAGAGATAGGTATGGCTATACCAGATAAATCTATCCTTAGAGCTGCATTCATTACCAATAAGCAAAAAGTAATAGAAGAGATGGAAGAAGCAGCACAACAACAAATGGAGCAAGCTCAAGCCGAATCGCAACAAGCCGAGAAAATGGATAACGCTAAGATAATGGGTATGTTCGCCAAAGCTAAAGCTGATATGGCAAGAGAGCAAGAGATTATGGCTTCAGCTCAAGAGAAAATGGCTAAGGTTGAAGATCTACAAGCTGATTCAGTCTATAAGTCTAGCAGGGCAGATTTAGAAATGGTTCGGACTATGATCGAGTTAGAGGACATGGACTTGGAAAATCTCAAGAGAAATCTTGAACTTGCCGAGTATATCAAAGGGGTAAATTCGGCTTCACAACAATTAACAGCGCAAGCTGTTTAGGGGTAAATATGGCAAAAGAATATACAAAATCTCAAAGGAGAGCTTTGGGTGCAGCTATGACAAGAGAAAGTGAGAAAAAAAGAAAACCATTATCAAAAAAAGCTGAAAAAACAAGTAAAGAAAAAGCATCAAAAATGATAGCAAAATTAAAATCAGCCCCATGGACTGGATAGAAAAAATAAAAAAGCCGAAAGGCTAAGGAGAGATATATGGCACATAGTAAAGAAGCAATGGCACAAATGCCAGGAGCAATGAAGAAGTTTAATGAAGGTCATTGGGAAAAGAAGATGGCTGATGTTTCTGTTTCCGATGGTAAGTATTCATCTGAAATGAATCAAGCTGAAGAATATAAGAAGTCAGCGGATGGTCTTGCTAATTACGCAAAGAAGCACAGAGAGAAACATTAATCCCGACCTGCCATGTGTAGGTATGGGTTGGGGTGCGTGTAAAAAGCGTTACCCCCTTTTTGAGGTAAAATGGAAGATGATTACGATGTTTCCTATAAGATAGCTGATGACAATACAGATGATTTTGTCCTTCATCAATATGGTGGTGATCACGTTGATGAAATAAGAATGACAAAAGAAGTTGCATTGCAATTAGCATGGGAAATTTTGGATACTTATACTTTAGGAGATATATGAGTAAGACAGTAAAGCACAATCCCGATTATTTAAAGAATAAGACTGCCGATGTAATTAAGCATGGTAATGGCAGAGCTGTGCCTAATGAACGATGGGAAGTTAACCGAGACTTAACACCAAAAGGTGATAATTCAGGATGGGGGGCATTCCTTCCTAGATCTGGAAAAGATAGACCTACTCCTCATACTAAAACAAATGAATGCGACCATTGATCAAGGTAGGGTTAGACTATATTCTTGATAATAAGAATAAACAGAGAAGATTTACCTATAATGACATAAAGTATGAACCAGGGAAATGGGCAGATGCAAGTAAATATCTACCTGCTGATTATGACCTAGTTTTTATTAAGTATCCAAACCAAATAAAGACTAAATCTGCATGGTGTATAGGTAGAAAGTGGGATGGATTAAACATACATCCTGACCAAAATGTTTTATATTGGAAGAAAAATGTCGAATTTTGAATATGCAAATCCTTCAAATCAAAATAGAGAAGAAGAACCGCAAAGAGAAAGGCATCTTACTATAGAGCTTTCTGATCGGGATCATCTAATTAAAATGAGACCTCCTATAGATGAATCTTCCATGTCTGATTCTCTTAAAGAGAAGTTATGGAAGGCAAGAAGGATTGCAAAAGACACAAAAGTAGTCGATTTAAGGAAAAAAGATGAGAAAAATAAGAGCAAAAGCATTGCTAAAAAGCCTAAAAAAGTTCATACCAAATCCAACTAAGCAGCAATGGAGAGTATACAAAAGAAACTATAAGAATGGTTTGATTAATGAAGGATAAGCCATTACCAATGGGAAAGGTAATTAAGTGCCATCATGGAACTTTTAATTTACCTTCCGAAATATATGAGTTGGAAATCGATGATGATTACATTAGATTTATGTGTTCCGATGGAATTTACGAAGCTAATCATGAAAATAAATGGAAAATCATTAAATTACGGGATAACCTAGATGAGTAAAAAGACTCGAATTTCAGCAGGAGAACTCTCTAGAAAAGCAATGTCCGACACCACAAAGTATAATGCTTTGGAGGTAGGACATGCTATGACTGATAACATAGAAAATCATCTAGATGAATGCATTATAAATCATCTTAACTACGTAGACGAAGAAGGTAAACACCCTTTTAGATTGTTAGATCAATTTGCTGTTGTTATGGTCATTGCTAAGGACAATCTGATTAAGAATGTAATAAGACGTAAATTCTATTGCTGCCCTTTTCTTCCTAGCCCCCGCCCTAATCAAGCCGTTTTTCTGTATACAAAAAAAGAAGGCAAAATAGTAAAAAGACTGTGGGTACTTCCATCTGATATGGTAATGGCAGAATTAGCGTCTCTTTCAGTAGTAGATAAGAGATACAAAACAATGCAAGCATGGTCAGTTGCCTTTTTTGAAGGTAATTTTTGGGAATATATTCGATACGAAAGCGGCACTACTATGGTATCTCAACAAGAATATATTTCACAACATAGAGAAGAACTTGTCCAAGCAGGTTGTAAGTTGCTTGATCCTAACTACACCCAACCCTTTGACTTTGACAAGATCAATATCGAAAAGGTCATAGATACGCAAGAAGCCTTGATCGAGTAATATCTTCTCTAATGAAGATGGTAAGCATAGAGTTTCTATTGGCGCATCTGATGCTAAAAATCTCATTGTCGTATTGTATTCACTAAAACTCTTCCTAAGCTCCTCCTTGAGCTTTGCCATATCT